TTTGACCCACGCCTTAGAAGTTCTCTATATATTTTTTATAAAGACAAAAATTTACATTAAAAACAATGACTTGCAAAGCTAATCATTTTGCATTTTGATAGTATTCTACATCTATTTACCTCATTTCACACCTTTTACGTCACATCTACGACACACTCTCCATTACTTCATATCAAATTACCTTACTCATATTTTTCACAAGAATAGGACAACCAAGATTGACGCGTCAAAGAAAAAGCACGGCAAAACTACCGCGCTTTATTAATATTCAACTTTTTCATTATGCAAAATCCTGCGGATACTGTTTGCGTGAAATCTCGCTTTCATAAGCGGTTTTACAGTGATTTTTGTCAAAGAACAGCCCATTAATCAGGCGATATAAGACGCACCAACGTTTTTTAGGTTTACTTTGCGTTAATATAGCACGACGATAAGTGCGGCTGGATAATGTTTCATCTGCGCCACCGCCCGTGATAGCGTTAAATAATTGGTCAATCGCAATAATGACGTGATAACCCCAATTCTTCATTTTTTGTTTTACAGTTTTTGCCATTGTTCAATCTCCTGTTCGATTTTGTCTAAGTCTTCCAAGGTTTCAGCTTGTTCGATATGGGTTTCAAAATTTTGTTTAATCGCAAAAAGTTTACCCATGACGATAGCAAACAAATCCGCCTTTTCGATGACTTTCTTTTTCAACTCTTCAATGCTTTTTAAGTCGTCACGACCCTCGAAGATTTCAGTTAAAATCATTTCCGGCAATTCATTTCTCGCTTCACGTTCTTGGCGGTAAAAACTATCAATCTCGGCTTGCGAATACCCTTGCAGATATTGCATTTTAAATTGATCGGTTTTGTCCGCAATGCGTTGTAAAAGGGTTGTTTTGCGTTGGGTGATAAGTGCGGTTATTTTGGTTTTTGAAATAATCCACTCACCATCTTTTAATTCGTGAGCCGGACTGGGTTGCGGCTCAAGCAGTACTGGGGTTCCTTGTTTATCACTGACGATTTGTTTGCCCTGCGCTTGCCCTTCAAGCAATTCAACATACTTTTCTTCGTTGATTTCGATTGCACCTTCCGGCACAAACCCGCCAAAATCATCATTAAAAAATCCGTCTTTAAAATAAATTGCCATTATCTCCATCTCCCGATTGCCAAAAATTGCAAGCGACTCAAACCTTGATTAGGATGACCATGCTCATAGTTATACCAATATAATGTCGTGTTTGTTGATTTAGTAAGTATATTTACTCCTGCATCATGATAGTCCTCTAGAGAGGTGGTAATGCTGCCAAATACTATGGGTTTACCAATAAAAGACGTAGCCCAAGTTAATTGTTTTTGCCCATAACCGCCCAGAGCGGAGTTGGTACCAAAAATATCATTGAATTCGACGAAATAAGTCTGAATCATCGTTCCGTCTGGATAGCGACGAATTTCAAAATTACCGATTTTTTGATAAGTGAAATCCTCAACTAACGCCACTGTGCCACCTTTTGCCGGCAAATAAGTTTCGTGTGAGTCTTGTACCCAGAACTTCCAACGTTTGTCCGGTAATGACTCAATGCGGCTGTCCCAGTTGCCGGCTTTGCCTTTGCGGTGAATATTGATTCCACCGTATTGACTATCACTAACGGTTGTTTCCACATAAGGACGGTTGTAATAATGCACGCCGCCTAACTCGGTATAGTCAATTTTCAATTCCAATCCTTTTCCACTTGGATTCCAGCGGAACTGAATATTGTTATTTGTCGTTAAATTTCTGACATAACCGTTTCCGTTTTTAAAATCATTGATTGTATTTAGTGCAGTTGTGCCTCGGTCATAAGCGAGCTTCGCCGCACGGCTTGTCGCCACAGTATCGGTCGAGCTGCTATCAACTGCATTGCTTTTCTTGTTGTTATTGATGTAGTTGGCAAAATTTCGTGTGTTTGAATCGGCGATTGATTTAACTCTTGCAAGTTCTGTCGGAAAATTAAGCCCATCCAATCTTTTCCATTCGTTCCAATCGTGGTTGTGCCAGCGGGTTCTAGCCCATAATTCGCCGTTGTCCGCATAATAAACTTGAGAGCCTAAAGTACCGTTTGAATAAACGTGTAATATCCCCCATTGATAAGCATTGGCAGGAAAATTTCTATTTTTTGTTTGTGCTTGCTCTAAATAAAAAATTTCGTGCCTGTTATTTAAAGTATTTAAGTCACCCGAAAAATAATTTCGGTTAAAACGCACTGCTTCGTCTGCTGTACGTTGAGCATTATCGGCGGCTGTTTTGGCTTCCGCGCCTTTGTCGTAAGCCGCTTTAACCGCTTTTGGTGTTGCCGCTTGCGTTTCGCTAGTGCTGTTCGTGGCGGAATTTAACTGGACTATGCCTGATTGCTGAAGCGTAGCTTTGGCTATCTCCGTTAGCGTGAATCCCCATCGTTGCCAATCAGCAGAATTCACCTCTCCTGGGCTACTATTTTTATTCGCTGTTAATGCTTTATAACTTAAGTTTTTATGCTGCACAAAGGCGCCTTTAGGATAATCCTGTGTTGCTGACCATTCCGGCAAACCACGCTGCATTAAGTAACCATATTTTTCATCTATTCGTTTAAATAAGTAGTTAAACCATTCCATTGGCGGAATGCCGCCTGTTTGCTCAAAAGAAATTCCCCACCCTCTTGGCAGATCGGGAAAATTATCTACTTCACCCTGTTTCGCCTCGGAAGCAAAAATGTGTTCATCTGGTTTATTGTGTAATGCCATAAAGCACCTCTATTGGAGTTGAAAAATAATTTTCGTTCCAGCTTGTCGCGGAAGAATATCAAGATGATTAATTGCGTACTTTACAAAGTCTGTCGATAAACCATTATTCACGGTCACAGTCACGGTCATATTTAAATTATCTACCACTCGACAATCGACACCTAAAATAAAATGGCACGCTTCGATGATGTTCGGTAGCGTGCCTATTTGATAATTTTTAACAATTCGACATTTTATCAAGAAACGATAGTCTGCATCGGATAACCGCACAGAATCGGCGAGAGGATCTCGTTTTCGGTACCACCGCCCGCCTCCTTGTCTTGTTCGACTAAAACCCATTGCATTTTGCGCATTTTGAAAACCGAAGAACTTGCGTAACTGATAACCGTTGATAACTCGCGTTTGCCCTACATGCTTGCCTACTAAATCAAGCTGATCGCCTGTTGCGGTTTCGATATTGAGGACATCTTGCAATTGATATAAATCAATAAACCCCTGTGCAATCACATTTTCTAGCAGTTGGATTGTGGCAAGAGCTTTTGGTTTGCCTTGGTATTGCCAAATTAGCAAATCGGAATAAGCCATTATTCCACCTCAATACTAATATCTGTACTCAAAATGCGAGCTAATTCACGCGGTTGCAACACCACATTTTCTGCTTTCAACGCTTGTCCTTTGCGCGCAATTTTGAGCTCTTTAATCCAGAAACCGCCAACTTGATTTATCGGTGAATAAAGACGTGAGAGCGAGACGGTTTGACCAATGCTGAATTTTTGCGCTGTTAGTAATCTCTTAATCTCATCTTTATCAATTTCAGTAAAATCCTCATATCGAACACAGCGCATTGAAATTTGAATATCAACAGCTACTGCGCGATCGAAACGAATTAAACGAGGCTCATTATCACGCCGCAAAGTCACTTCAGTTGAGCCTTGCAATCCCACACCCGCACCTTTGTTATAATAAATAACTTCTGCAATTTGGTTGTCTTCGCCCCCCTCTACAATGATATTGAGAGAGTGTGGTTCGACGCCTAATTTGTCACGTTGATTACTATTATTTTCAAGCGTGCGGACTTGCTCAACATCTGACAATGCTCGGATTTTAGCTGTAATAGCCTCAGCCGAATTCGTCGCATTCTTGGTTCGGCTTACCCAGAAACGCTCTCGCAACTGCTGATCAGTTTCTTCTTCTGCGCCAATTTCCGCATTTTCAAAAGTAGTTGCGCTATTAAATCCAAGAGTTACCGTTTCAATCGTTAACTTAGTGTTTTTCGCAAGATTAAATGCACCTAGTTGTTCACTGCGAAAATCAGCACGCGCAGAACCGTTGCTATCAAGTTGTACATCAACAGTCAAAACCCAGCGCACTTTATGAGGATCTGAAACGATAATACCGGCATAAAGTGGTGTGTTTGGTTCACCTGTCAAAATCACTGACCGCAAATAGCTATAACTTGCGCTCCTACGCATTAATCCGGCATAAGCCACGCGCTGCTCAAGCCACGTTCCAGTGGCTACATCAGGATCGAGCTGTCGATAAACATTTTCAGATAACTCCTCAATATCCATTCGAATTTGAGCGAGCAACCCCACCATCTGACCGTCTGGCGTATTTGGTGAAAGGTCAATATTTTGGCCGTATATTTCGCGAAAACCACTTTCTAACTTTGCCACAATGTCATTTAATCGCTCAATTTTGATTCCTTCGATTGTCAGCTCTGCCATTATTTACCTCTTGATTCGTACTGTGCGGATTGCTCTTGTCCGTAAATATCTTGATAGCCGATAGTGATTTTTAATTGTCGCGTATCAGGATCAAGGTTTGATTCATATTCCGTAATTTTCGCTACACCTTCTGTTTGTAGCACATGTCGCTTAATACGGATTTCCCAATCGCTCAGATTGACATTGCGCCCCATTTGCTCAAGCCACGGCAAGCCATGATCTAAGTCTAGAAACCAGTCATTAGCAAATGACCAAAGGCGTGTTTGCACGTTCTGCGCAATCGATTCAGATTCCGATGCATAATTCGCAAAGCCTTGCCCGAATGTCCAATCATGATTTTTATCTAACCGTCTCACTCTCATTCCGGCTCTCCTGTTTTGCCACCGCTATCGCCTGAGTGTTTGTGCGATTTGCCCGATTTACCCGCAGCCATCACATCAACATCACTTGATATAATGCCTGTTGAGCTGTATTTGCCTTTTTGTTTTGTATCGCCATTATGCTCAATATTGCCTTTGATTTTAATTGAGCCATTTTCGATGCGAATATAAGTGCCGCCATCAAGCGTTTGCATTGATAAACCACCGGTAAAAAAGCTTTTAATGGTTCTAGGGGTTGAACAAATACCGGGGATAAACATTGCATCGGATAAATCATGCAACCTAAAATCAAGTGGTAAAGATGCTTCCGAGCTTTGCCACCAGCCATCAATGCAACGTTCGGAGAAAATAGCAATCCCTTCATCACCTGCTTTTAACGGAAAAGTTACCGCAAACCCTCCACCGCGCGGAAAGCTCACCGGCACATCAACCAAAGGCGGAATATCCGCACCACTTCCATCGGACAACTGCATTTTAATTTGTGCTGCAAGGGTAACTGTTTGTTTTGACGGATCAAAACTCACGACCTTTGCGGGTAATGCGGTGTGCAGATTTAAGCGATCTTGTTGAATTTGTAAATCAGTCGCCGTTTCCGGTGTTGCTAAATCTCTTGAATAATTCATTTCTTTTTATCCTTTCCCTTGCTTTTATCCGATTTACTCTTTTCTTTTTCGACTTTTTTGAACTTGCCACCGACTACGATCATTTTACTTTTCCAATTTCCGCCGATACCATCGCCACTGTGTATCAGCTTCACAACTTTGTAATCACCGTTAAAATACTCAATGATGGATTCCACTCGCACTAATCCGCCAATTTGTAATGCTGGATTAAGTAAACAAGTTACTTCTAGCCCTTCATCCGTTTGCTCCGGCGCGTTAATCATCCCTGTTTCTTGTGAGATTAAGACAGTATCATCATTCAGCACTTTGTCCTTCGGTAAAAACACCAACGAACCATCTTGAATAGACCAGTCCGCGCCATTGTTACGGGCAATTTTAGTGAGAATATCTCGGCTATTGCCATTCAATACTCGTCCACGCGGAAGTTTGCGCTGGTTAGGAATATCCATTGCGCCAGAGTTCACTTTTGGCATTGTCTTTTGAACCTCTTCAACAATTTGCTTATCTGTCGCACCGGCTTTCAATGTCGTTTTCGTGCGTGATTGTGTATAGGCTTGATAGCCATCTGCACACTCTAACGTAAGGATAAAATCCAACCCCTCGCGCTGAATCCGTGTTTTGGTAATATCTCCAGCGTAAATTTGACGTAACTCACCATAACCAACTGATAGCGAAACTTTTTTAAAATCTTGGCTTAAAATTTGGTTGATATGATTTCGGTTAAGATTCCACACTTGGATTCTTGCTGGATTGGGCTTTTCATTAATGGTTTTGTCGATTTCAAATGCTACGCGGAGTTGCTCAATGCTTAGCGTTTCTTGGTCATTGCCAATATCAAGTTTCCACTGCCTGCCGAACTGTCTCATTATTTCTCTCCTATGTACAGAAAACAGCGTGTTCCTAAATCACTTACGCTTTCAGGATCTAATTGAGCACCACTCTCATCTTCAAGGTAAAAATAATAGGGCTGGATTGATCGCGATAAAATCGGTACACCACAAGCAAGAGCTTGCCCTTGGCAAATTTGACGTTGATTCACTGGTTCATAAACATCCATTGCCCAGAAATTTCCTACGCTATTAAAACGCAAGGTAATTCTAATTTTCACGCCATTAAATTCTATCGTTTGCTCTTGATAGGGTGATGATGTGAGAGGGATTTGTTTCATCTTAACTATCCTTTGAAAATGTTAAAAAGTGCGGATGTTTTTTTCGGTGCTTTTTCCACGGGTTGTGTCATGCCTTGTTGGGTTTTGGTTGCCGATTGTGTCGCCGCGCGTCCGCTTTTATCTTTGCCTGCGGCGGAGGTGCCACTACTTGTGGTTTGGGTTTCGACAATAAAAATCTCTCGCGCGGTAATCGTGAAAGTGGCACTGCCGTCTTGTGATTGATTAACCGCAATAGACTGTATGAGCATGTCTTTGTAAAGATGTATACCAGTCTGAATATCAATTGTTTCGCCGGACTTTTGACTAGCGAGCAAGTCCGCATAACACTGTTGCACCCTACCATCGCCACCAAGCGAACTATCCAACAATCCCCCCAGTGAAAAATCCGGTAAAAATGGGGCGATTTTTCGCGCCCCATTAATTGCATCGCTAGCAGTTTTAATAATGCTTGCACTTTGACTAAGTATACGCCCCGCTTTAGCTAAGGTTTGAGCGGTTTTTGTTACAACATTAATCGGTAGCGGCAAACGATTTAAAAAATCAACACCTCCACGAATATTGCCAAGATATGGAATATCCGCACTAAATCCGTTATGGTCGTGATCAACCATAATGCCGTTAATCGCCACCTGTTTAGGTTGAATAACTGCGTGATCTGCGATTGCAGCCCCAGATTCAATAGGATTTTCAGTAATGGATAAATTCGACTGATGATCTTCACTCGACACAACATCAAACGTAATCTTGCCAATTCGACGATTGGATACTTGAACAAAATTAAGCATACTACCCCACAATAGGTGACAATTGATTATTAACCGCTCTCACCACTTGGTCGGCAATCATCTTAGGATTTTCAGTGCCTTGAATGTTTTGCGTAATAGTGATTTTGTTATTGCTATTCTTCACGCTGTTATCAGCATTTGATGTTTGTCTACTCACGCCCGCGGCAGCAACTTGTGGCGACGCTGTATAAGATGGATCAAACATCATTGCATCATAAGCTTGCGTATTTTGACTCACCGTTCCCGTTGGCACAGATTCATCACTACCAAACCAACCTTTCACTGTATCAACAATCGGGGCAATATATTGATCATAGTAACCTTTCACCCAATCAAACGCCTTCCTGAACGGATCTTTAATCCAGTCTGTGACTTTATTAAAACCTTTTTCAATAACATCTAAATCAAGTTGTTCTCCGGTAAAAAGATTCCATAGCCCAATAACAAGTGAAAAACCAAGCTCAAACGGTAGTTTGATTAAATCAGTAACAAGCGATAATGTTGCACCAATCGGATCTACACTGAAATTATCAACAAAGTTTTGCCATGTGGTTTTGACCCATAAAAGTGCGGTCTTAAATGGTTTCCAGAAGTCTCCAAGTGCGGTCTCACCACCCTCAAGATAAGTGATGAAATCATCGACAAGTAGGAATAAAGCAGCAATCGCTGCAATCACTAAACCTATTGGGTTAGTTGCAAACGCAAGCAACATTTTGCGACTAAGCCACAGCAACGCTGCACCCACAATATAAATCGCTGTTTTCCAGCCGATAGTATGCTCAACTACGTTGTCAATAGCGGCGGCAAGCTCAAACAAAAATGAAAGTACTTTGCCAAAACCATTTAATACCGTTTTTACAAACTCGTTATTTTCGGTAAACCATTTTGTAAACCGCTCAGCGAGCCGTTGAATAGAAGGGGCGATTCTCAGCGCAAGATATTCACCGATAGCAGTTAGGACTTGAGAAACTTGAGTTAATGCATCTTTAAATGCCGCAGCGGTTTCCGCATTTTCAGCATTACCTACGCCAAGTGTCAGCGCATTTGCGAGTTCGATTTGCTCCCGTAATTCGTCATTACCAAGACGCAAGGTTTGGATCATTGAACCATCAATGCCGAGCTTAGCAAGCATCGCAATTTGCTCTTGCTCACCCATCTTCTGCATTTTGTCAGAAATTTCCCCCAGCATTTCGCTTGAGGTTTTCACATCGCCGTTGGCTTTCTTTGCGCTTAATCCGTATTGCTCAAAGGATTTAGCCCCTCGACCAATACCAGCAGCCGCTTCACCAATCACCCGGGATAATCCCACAATTGACGATTGTGCAGCTTGAGCAGAAGAGCCATTTACCTCTGCTACTTTTCCAAGAAGATAAATCTGATTGGCAGATTCATTTGTTACCGCAGCAAGTTGTTTGATTTCATCAAGCGCATTAAGATTCGCATCAACAAAGTTTTTTACACCTATAGTCGCAGCATAAAAAGCCGCACCAAAGGCAGCAACTTTGAGCGTGGTTTTACTAATGCTTAATCCAAGCAATTCAAACTTTTCGATTAGCCCATCAGCACCGTATTTAGTCGCCCATAGTCTAATCATTTTATTGGCTAAATCGTCCGCACTTTCAGCATTTTCCTTTTCTGCTTCTGTATTTTCACCGACTGCTTTTGTGTCTTGCTCGACCGCTTTTTTCTTCTGCTCAATTGCAGATTTGAGCCTACCGATAACAACGCCAACGTATTCTGCGCCAATACCGGTTTTTCTTAACTCTTGCTCAAGCTCTTCGCTATTTTCAATAAACCCTTCACCAAAAGCAGACAGCAATTCGTCACCTTCAATGAGTTTATTTATCCAAGCGTCTAATGCTTCATCTTGTGAGAGATTTTCGGTTTCGACCTGCAACTTTTCGAGCGATTTAATATATCCGGAAAACTCCGGCATATCTTTAACCTGTTCGGTTGCTTCATTTACCGAATCTTCAATGGCTCGTGCGAACTCACCCAAACTTTCTGCCGCTTCTTCTGTTCCGTCACCAATCGATTTAAGAAATTTCTCAAACTGTTGTATCGCTTGGCTGTCGGCATCAATTCCGATCTTAATCAATAATTCATCGAGTAGCATTGCGTTGCTCCATTTGATTCATTTCAACGATTACCTCATGGAAAGATAAAAGGTCGGCTATTGAATAAACCGACCTTAACTCATTAAGTGAACAGAAATTTTTAACAATTGGTGTAAATACGAACCAGTCAACCTTACTTTCAGATTGATTTACCTCTACACCTTGAGATTGTTCGCCATACTGTTCAGCAATCCACCCCCACCGATAAAAAAATCAGCGAATTGATACATTAATCCCTCTTTCAATACTGGAATTAAATGACCACGATATTGATTAAAGTGACTATCAAATCGTTCAGATAGGCGATATTGTTTGCCGTCTTGTTCACAAGATGTGTGTTTTAACACAATATCTTCTAACGCTTTCACACTTGGATCACCAAGATTAGCCAGTACAGTAGTTAGCACATTTGCACCGAGTTTTTTACCGTCCCCTAAAGAAGATAAATCAACCGACTGCAACAGCTTCATCGCATTTTTTAAGGCAGTCCACGCAGCCATCGCATTAGCCGGTGTCATTGTGTAGGTAACGTTCTCAATAGTGATTTGTTTTGATTGATCCATTATTGCACCCCTTGTTCAAGGTTAATTGTCATTTGCTCAAACACAATCGTCCATGTTTGTGCATTGTGACCATTGCCGCGCGTGTATGGTGTTGGTGTGGTGAAGTAACCTTTTGTTGCCGTCACTACATCATCATTGATAAGATCGCGAATCGCCAAAGTAAACGGCATAAAGGTTTTAATACTGTTCTTTTGTTGATTAAACAGCTTATTCAGATAGGCATTATCCGCTGAGTGCTGCTTGATTTTTAATGTCAACTTACCGGATTTATCAGGGTTTGCGATAAAAACGCCCGTGCCATTTGCACCGATAATCAACTGTCCTGCATCAACTTGATTAGTTGCATTGATCACATCCGAACCATCTGACCAATCTGAAATTTCTTTGCCGTCAAGCAAAACAACAACTTGTTTTGGATCGAAAATTGCCATAGTTTTCCCTTAAAAAAATAAGCCAAGGCGGTAAACCTTGGCTTTTTAGTTATTATCGATTGTAATTAACAATCACATCACTTGAATGGATTGCACCGGCTAATTTCACTGCCGTTTGAATCGGTGTTGCGCGACGCTGTTCACGGTCACTATCGGATAATGTATCCATTGGCGCCGCCCACACGTAGTAGCCTTTTTCAAGATAGTCACCAGTGTTCAAATTACCGAAACTGTCACCATTCCAAACACCAGGTGCGAACGCGCCATTATTGATACCTTCTAAGCAAACTTTTTCCACCGCGGAAATTAAAATTGCTTGACCTTTATCAGTGAGCGGAATTTTAGTTGGTGATTTGTACAAGCGAGCGAACACTTCTTTCTGTACTGCATCGGTAAACCAGTCCAAAATCACGATTTCATCAGCAAATTTACCGCCCATCACCGTACCTTCGGCAATCATCGCGACATCATCAAAATAAGTATAAACATTGATACCCAGGCGTTTTGCTTTCGCAAATTCGGTTGCAGTGATTTCATCTGCTGTAATAGTCGGTTGCTGCTTAAATTTGAGCGTTAGCGTTGAATTATTTGCTGCGAAGTTGGTTGATAACAATCTAGCCAACGCGGAAGATGCAGGGTAAAGGTCGTTTTTGTCAAACATTGCCAACGTATGATCTAAGCCCGCATCATACAATTTCTTGTACACGTTATCCGGCGACCATTCCAACTGACTTTCGCGAATCACATTTGCACCAAACATTTTTTTGTTGGTTTGAGCATATTTCGCGGCAGCTTCCACTTGCGCATCAGTCAATTGCGTGGCAAACGTAAATCCATACCAACTATTCTCCACTTCCTCGACATTAAACAATGCCTCTTCAAGTTTTTCGGCTTTGAGTGAAACTTGGTTTTTACCGATTTCACGCTCCGCTTGACCATCTTCAAGCTTTAACAATCCACCGATATATTCGCCATCACCTGATTCATTGATGGCGTAGAAAATCTGCGTATCTTTGTTCTCGCCGCTTGATGTTGTTTCAATAATAAATCGATTTCCGGTCAAATCATAAGTTACACTCACATTAACAGAAAGCTCAGTCAATTTTTGCTGAATTTGCTCAGCGATCGCATTGAAATCAGCTAAACGAGAGAAATTTAAGCCTTCTACTTTTTTAATTTCAGAGCCAACCGTTACCGAAAAACGACCATTTACAACAGCTTTGAACGTTTCCAAATCATCGGATAAGGTCGCTCCATTTAATGTATTGGCGGTCGCTTCAATTTCCATTGCCGATTTTTGCCAACGGGCAACAATGAGCTGTTTGGCTCTTGGGCTTTGGGCAAAGAACGGTAAGGAAGCCTTAGCCGTTTCTGAATTCGTACCGAAAAGCTGTTCCACTTCCTGCTGATTTTGTACATAAACATAACGGGTATTAGCATCATTAAATGCATTCCCTGCCTCTGGCGTAAATAACGCCACCACGCCAAATTCTTTGCGTGCAGCAGATTTTGGTACGGTGTTAAGCTGCACATTAACAACGTTACTGATAGAAAGTGCCATTAAATAGCTCCTTTGATAGTTTGTTGAATAGATTGATTGGTGTAGTGATCTACTTGTTTAATCGGATCAAGCGGCGTAGCAACAATATGATGATGAGAAATAACGCAATCAAATTGCCCTCGTTCTTCATAATCCGCTCCAACCGTCGCGGTTAGATTTCGCACATCGGAAAAACTGACAATGCCGGCATTCATTGCTTTAAGAGCAGAAAGGGCATTAGAGCTTTGCAACAGTGTTTTTAACTTGGTCGCAATCGCAAGGCTATTGTTGCCGTAACAGGAAATACTTATCGTGCTTTGTAGGCTAGAGATGATGTATTCGGTTGTGCCGTCAAATTTACGCCGACTTTGTCCGATTTCTTGGCTAAATAACACATCAACGGTGATGAATGCCGATAAATGATTTTCTGGTAAATAACCGCCAATTACCGACCCATCAGGTAACTGTAAAGCCGTTTGAATCCACTTTCGCAGTCGGCGAATGTCTAACGCCGATTTGGTTGTAGTATCCATAATCCCCCCATTGAGCAAGTTCCTTGATTTTGTAATCATTGCCACGAAAACAGACTAAATCGCCGATATTTAGCGGTTCAAGGGTATAGATTTTCAAACTTGGCAAATAACGCTCTTGTTCGTTAAGCAGTAACATATCATTGTGCGTGGTTGGCATTACGATCGCCAATAATTCCAACTCCTGATAGTCCGCATTAAAACCTGAAGCCGAATGTTCGCCATTCAATCGCTTTACCTTAACCTTGCGAGCAAATTTACTGTTGTTAAATCGGGCTGATTGATTAATGAGGCTCATTTGACGATCCCCCTGATAGATTGCCGCATTTTCCCAGTATCAATTAATGGGCGGCTTGATTTCTTGCGGCGAATGGTTGATTTCGCATTGGGTGTCCAATTTCCGTGACGGATATTTTTTTTCACATCTGCTTCAACAACTAAAGCAAGGCGTTTGTAACATTCATCAACAGAAAGGTTTTGTTGAAAAAATTTAACAAAAAGTGCGGCATATTTTTCTTGATTTTCCGTTAAGGTTTGGCGTAGAAAAGGGCGAGATGGAATATGTCCATCAACAGATCCAAATTCTAATACCGCTGCAAGTGATGCCATATTAAAGCCATTTTTGACTTCTGGATTTTCGTTCTCCGGCACGCCTACATACACCGCCTTTTCATTCAGTGTTTTAAGCTGTGCCAAAAAATCTTTCACACCGTCAAGATTACCGCTAATCGTTACTGCCATTTATGCCACCATTACCCCAATTCCAACCAGCTTACGCAAACGTAAGTATTCCTGCCCGTAAGCTGTCAGTTGATAATATTGATCCGAACCGTCCATTGTTGGCACGGCATAGCTCACCGATAACTCGCCGGCACTTTCACCGGCAAGATTATGATGAGCGTTGCCTTGGTTTTCACTGGTATCAAGCCGCAATCGCAATAAGTGGGCAGTTAATGCCATTACGCCACGTTGATACAATTTCCCCCAACGCTTTTGGCTGATTTCGCTTTGTGCGTCATCAATAAAAAGACCGACAAGATTAATGTCGGTCTGATTAAATTCGGGATAACGCTGCAAAAACTCTTCTTGTAATGGCATTGTAGCTCCTTAATAGTCAATATAAAGTGCGGCGTCAGGCTCTTTGAAGTTGACCCCACCAAACACCATGGTTAAACCCGATTGATAGGTTACTAAGTCTTTTTTGTCTGCACCAATCACTGTCGGCGATTTTGGCACATTCATTTCCACATAGTTTTTATCATTGGTATAAACAATGGCACGGGTTTTCCCTTCGCTGGCTAATTTGCCGAAGTTAGAAGGTAAGGCTTCAATTTTAATCGCTTTACCTGCCGCACCCTGTAGCTTTTCTTCCAACCATTCAAGGGCGGATTTGTCTGAATTTGGACGTTCTAACAAAGCAAGGTGAGCCTTATCTGCGCTATCAATCGCAAAGGTGTCCGGCACGGCGATACGGTAAGTTTTTTCTACTGAGCGTAGGAAAATTTCTTCAAAGAAATCGACGGCTTTTTTATAGTCTAAATCACCTACTTTGCCCTTGGTTGTCGGCTTGTACACTTCAATTTTGTCGGAATTGAGCAAGCCCTGTAAGCGAGTATCCCGTGCGTGACCTAAAAACGCTACCTTTTGCAGGGTTTGATGTGCGTTTTGGTTCAGGGCATAGAGTTTTTCCGTATTCACCGAAACGCCTAATGCTGCCGCTTTTTTCAATTCAAATTCGTGCCATTCCACCAATTTCATCCAAGTGACTAATGGTACTTTGGTGTGGTTGAAGGTAACACCCACTTGATCGAACACGCTAGTATTCAATGAAATCAAGCCGCTATCTAAATCGCCTGTGACATCAGAGCTGAAACTCAAAATTTCATCGGCAAGTTCGCTACCGCTTGAATTGATAAATACGAACTTTGGAAACACAATATCAGGGTATTTGGTGCGGTTAATGCCGCTTTGTACTTCGGTTAATGCCGAACGTAGCACATTAATATGTGGCATAGTTTATTGTTCCTCTTAAATTAAATCGTTATAAACGGGTAATTTCCGCAATGCCGTCTGCGACGGTGATGACGGTAAAATCGGTGGTAATGCCGTTTGCTTCATCGGCTTCTGCTTGGATTGTGCCGGCTTCTTTGCCGTTATTGGCAACTGCCACAACCACTACTTTATTGCCTCGGGAAACAGTAGCATCTTTGGCAATTTCCACCCAAATGCTGTCTGCGGTGCCAATATGCATCACATCACAGAGTTCGCCTTTTGGGGTTTCATCTTTGATGATGTTGCGCACCACAACGCCTGCGAGTGTATCAGTTTTTGCTGTTAAGGCTTTTACTCCGGTTTCGCCTAACGCCACAAAACGCCCTGCAACTAGTGCCGTATCGGTTTCGTTCATATAAGCGATTGCTTTGGAATTGGCTAATCCCCCTTTGCCAATATTGCCTGCGGTAGCGGCTGCGGTATTAATTGCAAATGCCATTATTTTGCTCCTTCGTTGTAAGAGTTGAAATCAAATGAGGTTGCCGCAGGGTTACTATCTTTTAATAGCACATTACCCAAGGCACGATCTGCTAATTTTTTCGCTGTGGCTTTCGCTGCTTGATAAGCCCCTGCCATTTCCTCATCGGACAGTTTAGCAGCCTCGTCTTTGGCAAAAATTCCCGTGGAAATTACCGCACTTTCTTGAATTTCACGCACGGTAGCAGAATCCTTGAAAGTGACATCAGCAAAGCTTGCTTTCGCATCAGCTAAAAGCTCAACACGTTTTTGTTCACCTTCGGTGTTTGCTTTGGCATCTTTCAACTGTTTGTTTTCCGCTTCAAGATCGCTAATGCGTTTTAACAAATCGGCATCTGCCATTTTTTTCTCCTTCTCTTCTTCGTTTTTTTCTTCCGGTTTCGCTTTAGGATCTTCAGGCTTTTTACCTTCTTCCGGTTTACCCTCTTTCCCTTGCTCTTCATCTTCTTCAATCTGCTTTTTCTGTTCGTCTGATAACTTAATACCGAACGCACCTAAAAATGCATCAATGAATTTTTCTGTTTTACTCATAAATGTTTTATCCTCATCGGCAAGTTTGACTTCTCCACCGCAGCGACCCTTTGCCACAATCGCTACATGGTTGCCGATCATCGGCGACATCTCAAAATCTGCATCTTGCACAGTTGACGGTTTAATGTCGCAATCGTACCCGCAAGATAATTGTTCAACCCCCTGCTCCTGCACGGTTTTAATGGCATTTTCATCATAAATCCATGCTTCCGCTGTTAACTCATCGCCAACACGTTTTACGTTACGAACCACGCCCACAGAAAGCTGTTTCCAGTTTTTCGCATTCACATCTTCTTTCGGGTGACCAATGGTCAAAGTGGCATTCTCGAAACTTTTGATTGTTTCATCGCTAAACAAGGATTTTTCTGTTCGAGCGACTTTCTTAATGCCATCTTCTTTCAAGCCAAGCTCCGTTGCCAAATAATCAAATACCCCCACCTTGGAAATTATTGCCGGCACGACTAAAAAACCATCTTTTGTGATGGTTCGCTGTGTTTTGGCTTGTTCTGTTTTATCTGTGAATTTCATTATTTTCTCCAATAAAAAACCCGCCAATTCAAGCGGGTTATAAAAATTCAACAAAAAGACCGAACTGTATTGTGACAATTCGACCGTATTGGATAAATTTACTGCATTAATTCTTCTGTTTCTGCCTCTGAGATTAATTTATCCATTTTTTCCACAGCTTCATCAAAGCTTACATCGCCAGTAAAACGCTTTTGAACCCGATAAAGCACGGCCTCTCGTGTACCAAATTTTGTTTCTGCAGTAAGCAATTGATACATCCACATCATTAAGTATTCAGATCGCTTAATATTTTCACTATTCATGTGGCGATCGAGGTTTCTTTTATAAATGTCAGGGTCAGTATATTCTTTGCGCATTTAAAGCTCCTGTAACTCAATGAGCAGATACTCTTTTTTTTGGGTTCGTTTAAGCACTTTAAATTTTGTTCCTGATCTAAATAATACCTCATACTCTAACGGGAGAATACTTATTTTCTCAATAATCTTACCGTTCTTACTATGAATAAGAAGTCTATGAGGACGTGCAGAATCAAACCGCTCAAATTCATCACGACTTGAGCTTACAAATCCTTTTTCAGTAACAATTTCACCAACAGAGTATAGTGCCAACACTTTCTCTGGCAAATCAACATCACGCCATACCTTACCTTTATAAGACGGCAATTTATTTAATGCACGATTTAAGATCCGGGCAAATGATAATGTTTTTAAGCTAGGTTTGTTACTGCGCAAGTCAGCGTTAATTTGTTGTGCGGAATGTCCTGTATATTCTCGCAATATCACCGCTTCAGGTTTAGATAAGTTACGGTTCTTTACAAATGATAATGCAACATCGTCTTTAGCAATTTCCTTAGCCTGAAAATCAAACGCCTCTATTGCAATCGCCTTACCGGCATCTTGCTTCTCCAACTGCTCATTGATTTGCTTTTCGTGCACCTCATCAAACACAGCAATCTGAACACATCGGCAGTTTATATCATGCCCTGGGTGTCCGGTGTCTTCAGGTGGATTGGCATATTCAAAAATCTGCCCATCTTTTTCAGCATGACTATCTCGCACACGCTCATCACCAGCAGTGCTCCACATATATTTTTTAACCCCCAAATCTTCATGGCGGGCTTGTGTCAATGCGGCATTAAATTTTGATGTCTGATCTCGTGCAATTAATGCAGCACGCTTTTCAGATACCTTTGCGATTTCCTTAATTTGAGCGGCTAAATCTTTAATATCCCCACCGGATAAAACAGATTGGGTCACCACATTGTTGATTTTGTTTAAATAATCTGCCTGCAAATTAGAAATAAGAGAAACGTTCCATAATTGCGTCATCTCCAACTTCTCTTTGATATTCGGGCTATTGTTTAAATACGTTGCTAAATCAACGCCTGTTTGATTTTTAAGATTTGTTGATACTTCCCTTTGGTTTTGGATATTGCCACGGCTTACAAACCCTTGAGCGATGTATTCAGCCTCAGAAGTGCGGTCTTTTTCTTGGTATTTTTTCAGGTAATCCAATAAATCCTGTTTACTGATCGCTTGGAACCCATCAGCACTATCCATAAAAAAAGGACTTTGCGGTTGTTGCAAAGCCCTTTCAATGTTGCTCGTCATATTTTTAACGAATGCCTTAATCTGTTGATGATACCAAATTTCTGTCCGCTTACTGCTCTTGACCGGCTTGAATTTCCGTACCTTCCATCTCTTCTGATTTTTCAAAATCTCCGGCAAATTTATCAACATTATTCATATCCTCAATATCTTCGGCAGAAATGTTGGCAAATAAACCACTTTCTTTCAGCTCATTTGCTACTTGAGTTTCGTTTAATATGCCATTTTGAATAAACACATTAGAGGCCGTCGCAAATGTATTGAGCATATTGATTTGCTGCTCTTGCGATAGCTCTTTAAGCGGTACAAATTCAAACCACCAATCTTGCGGATAATGCCCGAAAGCCATATTGCACAATAACGGATCAAGCCGTTCTAACACTGGGCGTAATCGCTCTTCTTGGAGGCGGTGTATGCTTTCGTGGTAGTTGTCAATATCTTCCTGACCGCTGGCAAATCCTGCCGCACTTTGCCCGAATAAAATCGTCACCGGCATATCAGCGGCACCGGCTACGGCGTTACGAAATTCCACCAATAAATCTTTCAGCCCCGCAAAGCCTAGCTCTTTTTGCTCGTATTCATTTTCAGGATCAAGCAATAAGCTATTGGTGGCAGATTTAATGGTTTGGACTGCACTAATGGCTTTTGCTACCTCTGCCTCCATTCCTGCACTGATTTTGTCGGAAAGCCCAGCAATCTTGAAAATATCAATTTTGCTTTCAAAGATTAAATCACCAATATTGGTGCTAGCACCATCAAATCGTTTTAATGCCGAAATCACCGCCTCTAAATCAGAAATCCCCCAAATATCCTCATCAGATAAGGGGGATTTTGCTGCGTTGAGAATAATTAACCTTGAATAATGCACACTTAATGCATCATTGATTTGATAGTAGGAATAACCGGAGAAATTAGGTGAAAGCACATTAGTATCCCGCTCCCATAAGGGCGATACTTTCCATTTAGGCAGAATAACCAAACGCTTTATTTGTTCCGTAGGTTGCAGTGGCGTGTTCATATTTTGCGTATCAGTTACGATTAAAATCGCCACTGAACCGTATAAACTCGCCCAAGATAACGCCTCACCAAGTATTTCACGCAGTTTTAGTTTTCGCTCTAATTTTTCAAAGGCTTCAAGTTGCCGTGCCTCTAAATCGTTTGAATACACATCACGCCAACGGCGAACCATATCTTGCGGTCGTTTTATACAAATTTTACGGACCACCCAATTTTCAGTCCAGAGTGCGTTAAGCTGTTGTCTATCTTCAGTAAGGGGCGCACTTCTAACATAGCTAGTCGCTTCCTGCTTTGCACCCAGTTTTAAAGCAAGAGATTGTAAATTGTCGTTGATTTTCATAATTAGCAATCCAGTAGGGATTTAGGTTTTCCAAGCAAATCAGCAATCGCCATTACAAGGCTGTCAACTTGGTCATCGTGAGCGTGGCTGTCTGTTGCAGTAAAGGCTTCACATTCAGCAATGAAATCTTTAACCCAATAGGCATTTTCAGGCAGACACACATAACCACTTTCAATATAACCTTGAACGCCAAGCACTCGGGTGTATTTATCGGCATCAACCTGAATAGCTTTAATCGGTATTCTTGCTTCACGCTGAATGCGTTGAATTAATGACGTACCACTTGCTTTATCTTCAACGCTTACACGCGAAAGATAGCCGGTATTTCGGATTGATTTGTGATGATTCCAAACATCTTTGAGCTTTTGCTCAAGTTCAGGTGCTTCCCACTTTCCCCTAATCACATCAAGAATATAAACCTTGCCATCTTCCCCCTTGCCGGCAACAAGAAAGACGGAATAGTCGTTATGTTCTTTGGTTTTTTGAGCCGTATCAGCATAAATACCTTTGATTTTAATAATCGGTGGTACTTGATAACGAGGAAACCAAGCCCCTTTGATTATGCCACCGCCTTTGCTTGTAGGGCGTTGCTGGTACAAAGCATTCCAAGTATGAGAACCCACCGCTTTTTTTATCTTAATCAATCGTTCTAAATTAAAGCGTTCAGGATGAAGCGACTCGCCTTCTTTGCGAAATTCCTCATCTTGTTCGGCAATGGCAGGAAAAGAAACAATTCGCCACTGATCGCCGTCTTTTTTCATTTCTTCAATTAAACGACCCGCTAAATCATCTTCGTGCCACCTTGTCATTCCAAGCAGAACGCCACTATTAGGTGATAAGCGAGTATAAAGCGTTGTGGTGTACCAATCCCAAATGCTATCTCTAACGGTTTGTGAATTGGCTTCTTTGGCATCTTTTACAGGGTCATCAATAATGGCGATATCCGCCCCCATTCCCGTTATACCACCGCCAACACCGGCAGAGCGATAAGCCCCACTATGTCCCACAATTTCAAAGATCTCACTGTTTCTAAGAGCTTGTCCTGAAAGAGTTGCTATTCGCTTATTATTTAACGAAGATTCAGGGAAGATATGATAATAGCTTTCATCATCCATAATCCGCTGTACATCCCGGTTCATACGAGAGGCTAAATCAGCAGAATAGGAACAGGCAATGATTTGTAAATCAGGATCTTTGCCAAACGCCCAAGCAGGAAAGCGGCGACTAAACAATTCACTTTTCCCACTGCGTGGCGGAGCGAATATCATTAATCGAGGTTGTTTACCTGCTTTTACATCTTCATAGAATTGTTGTAATTCTTTGGCTACAATTTGATTAAACCAACCTGTTACAAAATCAGGTTTGGTTTGAATCGTAAAGTAGAATAATGAGCGCTTGGATTTCTCAATTTGTATTTGCCTTTGAGTTTCCTTTATCGAGTAATTTTTCAAGTTGTTCAAGCTCATCAAAACTTAATCCTGATAAATCTATTTTTTCCGGCGTTTGAGTTACCTCAGCTTTGATTTCGTTAATTGCAGTTTCTTTCCAACCGCCACGAGTTTTTAAATAAAAAATCATTGCTGATGTATCACCGTCTATTGCTTTTTTAAATAAGCGAGCGGCTACCGCTCCAACAGATTCAATTCGAGCAGTTTCAAGCTCCTTCCTAAAATATTTTCGGACGGTTTTATCAGAAATCGGCTTGCCATATCGGTAAATGGTTTTTGCTACATCTTCAACTGTAAATCCTGAAGCAGTTAGCTGATATACTTTTTTTCGCTCTTCAGTTGTCGGTTCAAAATTCTTTCTTGCCATCTTTTTTTATACTCGGAATTTATGGATGATTTTCTTCGTCAAGTTGAGACAATCGCTCTTGAGCCAACCTAACAACCGCTCTTATTGCTTCGGTAGTATTTAGGATATTCAAATCTGCTTTAACTTTGAACACAACATCAAATAATGAATTGAAATCAGACATATCGGCAATAAGGTGTAATCTTTGAGATTTTTTCTCAATTTTTTTCAATGCATCGCAAAAAATCTCTTTGTCACCTTGCAGAAAGTGTAAAATCACCTCTTCTTCTTTTGGTGTTTCAAAAGTCATTGCAGCAAGTGCCAATTCATCAATTTTGAACATTTCATCTGTAACACCGCTATACATTTTAAAGTCGAGATTTTCAATTGAATCATAAAGCGACTTGAGTAGATTCGGATCGTCTTTACCCGTTATGCTGTTATGCGAAAGCTGTAAAGCAATTTTTTGATCGTGATTCAGGGGGGATTTAATTACGATTACCTTGGCTGTTTCAATACCTGCTTTAATTGCCGCTTGAACCCTATGATTACCGGAAATAACCTCACCAGATATATCACCGTCATAAACCAATGGTAGAGAAGTTAAACAACCATCATTTTTGATATTTGAAACAAGTAGATCGAATTCCTTCTTATCCATATAACGGGCATTATTAGCAAGCAAAGTTAGCTCTTTTAAGTTTCTTTCTTCGATAACGGTGATAAGTTTATTTTCCATATTTTTTTAACCATTCTAAAAATATTTGATCTATTGAGCCTTTTCTGACTTCAGATGAATAGTTCAAAAAGCCGTCTTTTCTTGCATCTAAGTGAAATATGCCACGATATTTCATCGACACCGGAGCCTGTGTAAACGCTGTTGTATGAATACGTTCAATTTGGATAAAGTAACGTTTATTGATATGACTAATGACTAATTCAGATGTTGCTAGCATTGCAACTAATTTAGATAGCTTGCGTTTTCGTGATAAGGAGAAGTCACTGAGCATATAGATATTCCGGATCTTATCTCCAAATTGTGGCAAGCTATAAATTGCACCGCCAATCAACATATCGTCAAGGTAAAATAGAACATTGAACATCCCATTTTTATGATTAATACCTTTTGCAAGGTAAATATCTTTAAGGAAATTCATTGCCTCTGAGGTAGCAATAACAGCTTTGATCTTAGATTTCTCATTAATCAAATCAGGATTAATTGGATCATATTTGAACGGACGAAACTTTTTGCTATCTCTACGCAAACTGGATTTCTTTTCGCTAGAATAGATGTAAATAGGTTTATTATTTCCCTCGTACATCATAGTAGGTTCAACATCTTCGTATCGCTGATCTGAGAAAAAACAAAAATCCATTTTGTCATCTCTTAACTGATAAATTAAATCGTGAGTATGCTTTGGATCGTAGATTTCATAACTTGGCTCGTCTTCCCAGTCCACGTTTTCATTAATGATTTTATAGATACGCTCATAGCCGCCTTTATAGGTTGGGGCGAATACCATTACGCCATTTCCTTGCTGTTTAGCATTTTCGATATGTTGAACAAAATCTCCCATAAAGAAAGAATTAATTTGAATCTGCTCTAAATAGCGTTTAGCCCTTTCTTTATTACTGGCAATAATATTCTCCAATTCACGGTGTAAAAATTCTCTACGAGCATTACAGTATTCATTATCTCCTTTGTATTTACTAATTAATAATGCATAGGCTAATAATGCAAGTTGAGTTTCTGCATTTTGAGTTAAATACTCATTCAGATATCCAAGATCATTTTTAAAGGTAAATTTTGTACTACGCCCGGTTCTATTTAACCCAACGATAGAACTAATTAATGATACATCGTTACTATTAATTGGAATTGTTTTACTTATATTTCGGATTGATTGTTCAATACGGAAAGAACCTGAACAACAAATATTAACCTCTCTCCATTTGCTTAAATCTACGTGTGATACTAACTGTTGAGCAACTTGCTTTGGAACACTACCTACAAACATACATAACCTATTGAAAAATATGATTTTTTGCAAAAAAAACTCTTTACTTGGGTAGTCAATAAAGTATGATTAACTCATTGATAAATAATAGTTTTTTTTACAAAAGGAATAAAAAATGAACGTGGCAAATATTATTTTAGAGCAGCTTGGCGGAAACGCTTTTATCACTATGACAGGAGCTAAAAATTTCCTTGATTTGAAGGATGGATTATTGTTTGCCTTGCCAAAAATTAAAGGATTAAAAATAAATAGAGTGAAAATCAATGTTAATAACAATGATACTTATGACGTTTCATTTCATTGCCAAAATGGATTTAAAAATAAAATTATTTCTGAATTTCAGGATGTGCTTTGTTCTGAATTAAGAAACTTGTTTGAACAACAAACAGGATTAACCACTAAACTTTAACTGGGAGAAAAAAATGAAAACATCTTATTTTGCTAAATATAAAAACGGTGATGGTGCAATCTCTATTGCGACTTACCCTCCAAGATATTTAAGAGGGAAAATCGTGAGTTATCCACCATTGGCACCTCAATTTAATTTCAGAATTCCATACGATGAATATGTTGTTAAATATCAGGAACAACTATCCAAATTAGATCCCCAAAAAGTTTGGGATGATTTACATCAACTTGCTAACGGTGCTGAACCAGTTCTTTTATGCTATGAAGCTCCACCATTTGATAAAGTCAATTTTTGCCACCGCTTTATGGCAGCAGAATGGTTAGAAAAAGAGCTTGGTGCAAAGATTATTGAGTGGACACCGAACACCTACCAATACAAGGATTGGAAATGATAAAAAAAACCGATTTAGTAAAATCACATATTGCAAAGGGCGAATGGCAATCCGCCCTTAAAATTGCTAGCAGATTCAGAATTTTATCAAAACAGGATAAAGACGATCTTGTTAGAGCTTTTGAGTGTTATCACAACCCAAACTTTTATCAACAACTAGGGTTTGATGCTGAGCAGTTAAAAAGAAAAGGCGTATCAGTATTAATTAAGTTATGGGGATAACCACATAAAGAATTTATAATTTAAATAACCGCCCGATAAGGGCGGTATTATTTTTGAGCATTCTCAACCTGCCACTCTCTAATCTTATCAATCCGGTTTAAGCATACATCACGCTCACGTTTGAGAATGACAGCATAGTGCATGACATCACCATAGGTGCTACCACTGAATGAGGTTTTGTCTAAGTGAGAAATAAACGCCGCAGGTAAAATAGGACAAGCTGTTGTTACCGGCTCATTCTTGGCGCAAGAAGTCGATAACAGAGCGAGGAGCATTGCTGTTATAGGCATCACTGCTTTTCTCTTGAGCAGAGATAGATTTAATAACTTCATTGGCTTTGTTCCTTGATTCTGATTCTTGTTTGCTGAGCTCAAGTGTCAGACGTTGGTTTTCTTCCTCCGCCGATTTAAGCTGAGAAATGACTGCACTTTGTTTTGTGATAGTTTGGGCTTGCGACTGGTTCTCGGCTCTTAAATCAGAGATTGTGTTGTGCTGAACCCATAACCAAAAGCACAAACCCAAAATAAGAAAAAGTGCGGTCAGTTTTATCGCACTTTCAAATCTCGTAAAGATATTTAGCATTTCAACCCCTAAAATGTGAGCAATCCTAAAAAGAGAAACCAACCCCAACCGGTAATGCCATGAAAAGCAAGAAAACCTGCTGCAATAAATAAACAGGTACTAGGCAAATATCTCATTTCAACTCCATTAGGCATAACTGCCGTTCTTTATCTCGTCTAATTTCCAACCCACGTAATTTCTTACCGCCGGCATAAACCCACTTCGGTAATTCATTACACGCCCCGATATAATCACCTGCGTTAGCCTTGCGGAACATTGTTGATTTACGCATTGCACCACAACCCACGTTAAATACGATGGAAGTCATGGCATCAAATGTGCCTTGCGGTAGATTTCTACCATTGCCATATTGATTCACGCAACGTTCTGCTATGCGTAAGTCATTCGCCCAGCGGTCAGCAATCTCTTTGTCCGTGTAACGTTTGTTAGGATTGATTTTCTCACCACCATATTCTGTCGAACCGATACCCACCGTTAATACATCAGACGGACATTGATACGGGTCTCGACGACAGCCTTCCGCATTACCGATAATTTCCATTCCCTTTTCACTAACCCGTAAATCAGGGTGTTCTGTCTGTACTATGCCAATAATGGCGGCGACACTACATACCACTACACCACCAACCGTACCGGCAATTTTTAATCTACTCATCTCTTAATTCTCGCTTGAGTTGCTGCACTTTAAGTGCGTGAATCTCTTCTTCCCGTTCTTCTGCTCGTTTTCTTGCTCGACCTTCAGAACATTTTGAATAAAGATTAACTAATGCCGTCAAAATACCAATAGCAAGACTGAGCAGCATTAGATTTTGCTGGTCGCCTAACCAAGCAAGTAAACCGGAAAAGCTAGACCAGAAATAACTTTGGTTTCCCGGGTCTTTAAACATATTTCTCATACTCCGCCCCCTTTTCTTTGAGGCAATAAAAAAGCCCCAAGCATTTATGCTTAGGGCTGTATCAGATTTATGGCACTCTGTACCGGAATCGAACCGGTATCGATGACTTAGGAGGTCATTGCTCTATCCTGTTAAGCTAACAGAGTAATTTTATAGGTTACGACCTAATAAAAAGCCCCGACTGTATTCAATCAGGGCTTCTAAAATTCATTCGTGCGCTTGCAAGGTGCTAAAACCGCACTATATGGAGAATTCTATATAGTCAGGGTCGCCTAGTCAATAACTTTTTAGAAAAATTTACAAATCACGGCTTTTCATTTCAATCACTCGAATACACTTACCGAGAAATGTCACTCTAACTTGGTTGTTCTCGGCAATATCAAAACTTGAGCCAACATCCTCATTCATCGCTTTTGCCCGTAAAATACCGTCAGGAGATTGAAACAAGCGTCTTACATAAACTTCATTATTCATTATGAATAGATAAATTCCTTCGCCTGCGTATTTATCGTGCGCTGTATTAATTAAAATAATATCTCCTTTATTGATAACCGGACTCATAGAATCATTGAACATCGTGATCATTGAAATACCTTGAGTATTTCTTAATTTAGCAATCTCAATCAATCCGTCATCCGAAAAAACAAGGCTTTCAAGAAGATTGTGAAAATCACTATTGATCACGCCTTGGGTGATCGGCAAATTATTAACTGTTGCATTTTCTACCGCACTTTTTTGTTTTTC